GAACAATGCTCCATCCAACAAATCTTGATATGATGGGTTTTTAGTAGCATCGAAATGGACAATGGCAGCGGAGAGAATCACTGTGGTAGATTCTACACCTAAAGTTTCAACATCAAATACAAACATTAATTATCTCCAAATGTCATCCGTATCCCATTTACGGTTTATATAATATTCCTGAACAGCGAGAATAGCCTGAGTTAAATAACCAACTCGTTCTTCCTCAGTGAAGATTCCATCGCCATATGGTTCTGCATTATAAATGGTTTCACCACCACAGTCTGGAACATCTACACGAAAAGACCCATGACGTAAACGAAAATATGCAACCATATGCTCACCAGCGAACACATCATACTGTTCTGGACATGCATGACATGTTCGTTGTAGGCGATACCCATGAATCATTATTGGTTTTTCCCACATTCTATCAGACATATCAGTAATCCCTCGTTTCACCTTCACGTGTGAAGAATGCTTTGATTTTTTGTTCAGAAGTCCAGTCTTGCGTATAGTTATTATCTACATCGCAGATTTCTAATGCTTCATCTTGAGAAACAACACGATGACTAACAATAGTTTCACCCAACCACTTTTGAGAAAACTCTTTTGGACGTTCCATAGTTACATCATCTAGAGCATACTCAGGATGTTCAACTGGTGCTTCCACCATGTAGCGTTCACGGAATGTAGAAATACACTCGACCATTACCCATACTTTATCAGTCATCTTCACTCCTATAATTCTTCAGCTTCTCTTGGTGTTCTGCTTCATGCACATCACACAGAGTACGAACCCATCCACCATGGCGACGCTCGCCTTTGTTACCGCATGTCTCGCAGGTATTATCAGCCCATGATTCAGCCATATCTACCAAACCAGAGATACGTTCATCACCACCATCGTAATAGAAACGTAGCCCACCGAATTTCTCTTTAATCTGCATAACATCAATATAGTTTACCTTTGGAGTAATAGCAATATCGTTGTCCATAGCATCTTGAGCACGTTCAATATCCCAATCATTTGGGGTATGCCTTTTACCAGCCATAAACTGAATCAATGCTTCCATACCTTTATTTTTAGCACGAAGTTTACGTAAGTCATGAGCTCGCATGTTGCGACGCCACTTAGTGTAGTGGTCAATGTTCCCAACTAATGTTTCGATGATATGAAACCAACCTTCACCGATTGCGAATCCACCATAGCGTTTCCCCTCACCGAAGTATCGAGGATACTTCTCTGCCATGTGCTTGTCAAATTCTTCGTAGTTCATAATTAACTCCAAGTCCTGTGGTCTTCTGCGATATGTTCCATCCCATCATACTCATGAATATGCCATTTGACATCATCTGGAATATCAACAATAGCAATTTCTGATGCCCAAGACCACGATGCTTGACCCATCTCTTCAATCACTGCAATCAAATCTGGGTCAGAACGATTCTCGTAATATTCATAATTGCTAATATAGTGATCACCTTCACCAGCATGTCCTGCGGTGTAATAACTAGCACCCATAAGTTTAGATTCAGTATCTACTTTATCAAACGCAATACCTTTACGCTCGAGTAATTTCTCGAACGCTTCATCTGAAATACCAAAGCCACCGAAGCAACGATTAATAGCGACTTTTGTCATTCTTTACTCCTAGTACATTGTGTATAATTTTATCTTGAATCATATGCGGAACAGTTGCGTATGGAAATACCAAAAAGAATGGACAACCACCCTCGCCCCAACCATTTGTCAGTAAAAATGTTTTATATGCTGCTATATCTTTTTTACTTTTTGGGTTGAATAATCGTCTCTTTGAAGAAGAAAGTTCAAGTATCATTTAATCACCTTTGAAGAATCTGCGACATCTTTATCATCACGAAGTTCAATAAAAATTGGAAGGAACAAACTTTCTTCTCCCAACTTATTCTTTATTCTCATATTATACTTGACTGCGACAATTTTGTCAAGTATTTCTGTTTTGATATGCCAAAGATTAATTCTTTGCTCATCATTGAGACCAGAACCTACTCTGACCTTAACTACCCCATCAGAAGATTCGCAAATAACTGCACCTAACATTCCTGCATATTTGCCAGTACCTTCCTCGACTGCAACAATCTTCAGATCGCATTCCATCTCACCTTTGAATTTAATCTGATGTTTTGCACGTTTATCTTCCCAGATACCAGTACGATCTTTAAGAATAATACCTTCTTCTCCATCAGCTAACAATCCTTCAAAAAGGGTGTTTACTTCTTCTAGGTTATCAACCTCCCAATGGTCTACAATAGAAACCTTAGCATTGAATTCATAATATGCGTTCAAACTGTCAATGCGAGCATCTAGAGTTTCCTTTCGAGTTTGATAAGGAACATTATGCTTACCATCTTTAAATGCGTCATAAGGAATCAAGTCCCACAAAGTGGCACGAACCATAGCAGCTTCTTTGGCTGAGATAGTACCCTTGTTTGCTTTATTAAGAATACCATTGCCAGTCTGACGATCTAGCAATTCTCCATTGTCATGTACGACCAACTCGCCATCGAACACACAGTTATTATCACCAGCAAGGAAGACGAATTCTTCATCGAGATTACCCAACAACTGAATCTCTTTTCCATTACGACTACGGTATTCTACTTTACCATTACGAACGATTGCGTTAAATCGCATACCATCCATCTTCAACTGAACATAAGCTGGGAATTTAATCTTATCAACTAACTTGGTTTCGAATGGAGAACAAAGCATAACAGGATATTCTTTAATCAATCCTGGCCAAACTGCATTAGCAGTTGACACTTGAACACCACAATCAAGACTCTTATCAATGATACGCTCAATCACTTTAGCGTCGTCAGGAGATAGTCCTGAAAGGATAGCACGTAGATGAGCAATAGCAGCATTGCCAGTCACTTCTCGATTCGACAGATAAGAAAGATTCTGAATAGCCATCTCTAGAGAAGTTTGATGTTCAGAATCTTCACCAACAAAGTCATACTCAGGAATCTTACGTTGGTAAAACTGAGTGAATGGGTCGAGAGCCAAACGAACTACCTCACGTAACATTTCGTTATCGCTATTTGCAGTTAGTTGCTCGATTTTGAAATTGCGTGAAGGGTTTGCCGCAAGACTCTCGAAAAACTGATTTAAATTCATTCTATATCCTTAATACCAGACTTAATAACTTTAAAGGTGCGATACCTTTTATCGATGCGAATTGGTTTCTTGAACATCATAAATTCTTTTGGATTATGCCACTTAAAATACCCAAAAACCTTTTCTTTACTATCAGACATCAAGTAAGTATGATTGGGTTGGCGATGTTCGCAATCCCAGACAGTTGTTTCCTTGGCTAGAATCATGCTGCTACCTTTGGTTCATAGTGACGTGCTTCATTGAAAGACTCACCCCAGTTTTCCAGTTTCCACTGGTCACGCTCTTTGGCGAGAAAGTAAGCCATCTTCTGCAACTCAGGATCTGTCTCTTGAATAAACCAACCATCTTCACGGAGTTGCTCGCGACCTTCAAATGTTTCTTGCATCTTATCATGATAAGAACCAAGCAACTCACACTGGCGAATCAGTTCTTCGCGATCGTTGAAATCTACAAAACGAGGACGACTACCATGGGTATCTTTATACCAGTCAGAAAAGATACCACCAATTTCATCAGTACTCATCGTTTCGTAGTTCATCACATTCTCCATAATAATCAATTATACCCCGATTTCAAATTATTGTCAAGTATTAAATACCACTCTTGCGTGGATATCCAGTTGCAAAACCAGAAGTTCCATTGATAAATCCACGGGAATTTTTGCCAGACATTTTAGACTTAGGTGCTTTACGTTTCTTCTCGTCTACCTGCACAACACCACCAGCTTTCAAAAATGCCTTCAATGCTTTCTCAGATTCAGAACGAGCTTCAGCTTTAGTTTGAACTGGACGATTGTAAATCACAGAAACGATTTGTTTGTTTTTCATAATATATTTCCTTTTCAATTATTTGGACAAATTCATAATTCGAGCATCGTATTCCATGAAAGAAACTTCCATCGGAACAAACACAGTTTTACCAACACGAGAACTACGCACACCCTTACGGAATTTACCATCAAAGAAGTCACTCATGCAAGTAATTTTGTATGCTTTGTAACCAGTTTCGTTAGTGATTGCTTCAACTTTACCTTCAACGAAACAGTCACTACGACCAACCATAGGTTTAAAATCATAAGCACGAATCACATCACCAACAGTAGCCAACTTCTCGAATTTCAACATATTTTTATTTCCTTTTTCAATCATCATAAGATAATTATACCCCAATTATGAATTATTGTAAAGCACTTTCGGAAATAACCCTACAGAGTGTAGGGGTTTAGAAAGACCCGCAGATAGGGGTCTTGTAATGAAAAAGACCCACGTGGATAGTGGGTCTTAGGTTGGTTTATAAGCCTGCAAGCGAGCCAGCTTGGGCTATCTGTATGCCTGAGCCGAAGATTCGCCTATATTCGTTCTCCATTTTGACCTCTGGAGTCCCAGAAGACGCTACAGCCGATTTGTTTAAATCCACATTACCATTGACGTATGGCATGTATGGAGCGAGTCCAATGCCGACACCCTGTTCTGTCTGTTGAACGATAATTGTTGCTGGGTTCTTCAATTCAAAATGTTCGCTATAATGGTTGAATACCTCAGAGATAATCTCTTCACCATTAATCAGTTTAAAAACTTTAATACTCATATTATACCTCTTCGGCTAGTTTATCAATATATTGCGCAGCATCGTTTTGATCGAAGAAATGTTTTATTTGAAATTTCTCAGTTTCATAATAATGTTGTGCGACCAGTAAAACCTCTTTTGTCTTATAGACAGAGATTTTCATTATCCAATTACCACGACGAATCGTGACGAAGGAAATAAGATTTGGGGACACTTTTGCTTTCATCATAAATGTATTTAGGGGAGACAAGCTCCCCATACACTTATGACTTTTGTTGCTTAGGTTCTGGCGTTTTACCGTTTACCCAATCCCAATCATCATTCGTCATTGGAATCCAGTTATTTACTTGCATTTATCATACTCCTGCATTATTTGCATGGCTTTCTTTCGATCACCCTGTCGAGCATGAAATGCTGCAGCACGTGCATAACCAAACCCCTTCATAATAACGTAGAGTTTGCGGAAAATAGTTTTCATTATTTTCCTTCATTCAGAAGTTGCTTTTCGTCCTTCGATTTAACAGCAATCTTCTTTGGCTTCTTTGCTTCTGGAATCAAACGCTCCAAAGCAATCTTTAACATACCATTGAACAACTCAGCGTCTTTAACTTCAACTTCATCGTTTAAAGCAAATGAACGAGTGAACGCACGATTAGCGATACCACGATGGATGAAAGAATCTTCTCCGTCTTCAGCGGTGATGTTTCCACGAACAGTCAACTTACCACCATCAATTTCAATTTCGATATCAGACTGACCAAAGCCAGCAACTGCCATCTCAACTACGTAGTGAGTGTCATCGATCTTCTTGATATTGTATGGAGGATAGTTAGGGATATTCTTTGTTACGTCATCATGTAATTTTTGGAGAGTCTTAAACTGCTCATCAAAGCCAACAAAGAATTTGTCTAAGTCTTTAGTTCCCCAGAATGTAGGGATAAAGTTTGTAGTCATAATCGTCTCCTTACTTGGTAGCGAATACTTTAGAAGCATCGAACTTAACTGCTTGTTCTGCAGTCTTAGTTGCAACTTCAAAGGTAGTCTTAGCAACTTGCTTAGTGAAAGCAGTTTGGCTATCTACGAATGCTTGGATTGATTTAGCGATTGATTCGTCTTTAACGAAAGTCTTGACGATTTGAGTTTTCGCACCTTGAACAGTGTCGATGAATGTGTTAGCGTATTGTAACATTTGTTTCTCCTATTAAGCGAGATTGATTTTAAAAACTCTACCCCAAATGGGCATAGAGGGTTTGCTGGTTACTGGTTCCAGCGACAGCTTAACGTACTGTCAGCTTTACCAACGATTCGCAACTTAGCGGTCCTAAGGTGAATTCTTAAATTCTTGGTGGTTTTATATACCGTAAGCACCACCATCACGGTCTTCCCATCCCTGGGACAAAACTATTTAGGCAGCTGTGGTCTCTGCTGTTTTAGCAGCTGCAGCTTCCATGGCAAGAACCTGTGGTTCTCCCTGAGATTTGATTTTAGAAATTAGAGTAACAACTTCCTCAAATGGATGTTTACCCAAAACACGAAGAATAGTATTACATTCGTCAATCGTCAATTCAAGTTTAATCATTTTGTTTTCTTTCCAATATTATATTTTGGTACTAATTGCCATTGGTCTTTCTCTTTATAAGAGACCACCTTAATTTGCGATAGAGATGCTTTCTGCTCAGCCTGTTTAGGATCTAGAATCTTTAATAATTCCCAGTCTTGTAATAAACTTGCGATTGCATTTCTTCGCTCGACATCACCAGAAGTAATGTTCGATTCTTTTCCGTCCAAAGCAAAGAGTTCTTTGAAATGAACAATGAAGTATCTACCCTGCTTATGTAAGATATGGCAGGATTGATATAGAGTATTTTCTTTTCTTGAAGCGATCCCGATACGGGTAAGTGTTTCGCGAACCTTCAAAAAGTTATCTGGTTCAGGTAATGTCACTTCAAGCATGGACTCAGGGGTCCAGTCGTAGTAAATCAATTCCACAGTCATTATTTTCCACCTTTATATAATTTTTCTTCTATCATAGTAAGTTGTTCTTTGGAGAGAACAGATAATGCCTGTTTTGCCTTCTCTTGGCTGTATCCGTAAAACTCCATTACCAATTTCAAAGAATCTGTTTTCTCGTCTTTTTTAGCCCAAGAACCAAACCTTTTTTTCTTTGGTATACTATTTAGATAAAATGAAAATTGCCATTCTTCTGGTAGAAAATAGTACTTATTCATCTCATTTGCGTACATAACTGTATCTGGGAATTGAGACAAACCCTTATTAATAACCCAAGCACCCTTACGGTAATCTTTTTTAGCCTGTGGATCTTCGAATAGGTTTTGTTTGGTTAGGTTAATTGCATTAAGAAAATCAAATGGTGTCATAACCTAACACCCAATCTTCAGCTGCATTCTCAGCATCGTCAATCGTGTGAAAAGATTTAAAATCATTATAATCATCCACAGCATCAAATAACAAAACACCATAATCTCCACTGGCAGTTCTATAAACTCTGGCGTTACGAGTTCCTTCTTGATATTCACTAAGTATTGGTGTCATTCACAAATCCTATCTCTTTCAAATTTTCAGTACTGGCACCAAACTTCTTACCTGGATATCTCTTTTCTAGATTTTTTTCCAAGTGCCATCTGGTGTCACCCTGTGCCATAAATGTATTATCGGTTTTACCGTAAACATAAAAAACATCATTATGTTTTTCGATAACGATTGGAATAATGCTTTCTTCTTGCTCATCAACATCAGAATCCTTAATCTGTTCTAACAACATATCAAGTCTACGTTTAGCGTAATTACCTCTAGCGTTCCAACCCCAAACCATACCAAAAATCACACAAAATATACATATAAGTATTTCTGTCATATGGTCTCCTACTTAAATTTACAATGTGCCATAACTTCGGTTAGTGCTGCCATTATATTTATCTCTTGGTCAGCTACGAAAGCAGCTTTGTATTGATAATCGGCAAGGGTTAAAATTAACTGAGGAATACTGTTTGGTTCAATGATAGTCAAAGCTGTATCATACAACTCTTTGAATAATGGAGCAGTTCCCAGTTCACTGTTCTTAGCAACCCATGAGCGAACCTCTTTAAAATTCTTATCTTTCATATGTTTGATAAGTTCTTTATAGGATTCTGCACTTGCGTTGATAAGGATACCAGAGTCAATCTTACCAGAAACAGAATAACGCTGAAGTTCGTTGAGAATACGACGATAGTCTGGAAAGTGTTTGGTAATTAGTTCAGCGACAACCTTAGGATCAAACTCAACACCTTCTTGTTTAAGAATCTGAGTCGCACGCTTAAAGAAAGATGCAGCAATTTCTTGCTTATCTTTACTATCGATCTTAAACTCAACTACAGCACAACGAGAGTGTAGCGGTTCAATGATACGATTCTTAAAGTTACATGTGAAGATAAAAGAACAATTGTTTGAGAACTGTTCAATAAAGTTACGCAAGGCAGGTTGAACAGAATCTGCGTTCATATAATCAGCTTCGTCAACGATGACAACCTTTTTGGCGTCAGTCAGAGAAACAGTTGAAGCAAAGTTCTTGATTGTGGTTCTAAGAGTGTCAATAGAACGACCCTCGTCAGATCCGTTAATCATAATGTAGTCAGCACCTACCTCATTACAAAGTGCCTTGGCAATGGTAGTCTTACCAACACCAGCTGTTCCGCAGAACAAGAATGTTGGTAGTTGACCTTTTTCTACATATTCCTTGAATGTTTTCTTCAATCCCTCTGGAAGAACACATTCATCAATTTTCTGTGGGCGATACTTCTCAACCCACAGAAACAATTCATCACGAGATTCAATCATAATATAAAAGTCCTTAATTATTTACTTGGAATATACTGTCTTCAGAGTTTGTTCAAAAATTAATCTCATGTGTTTTTCATAAACGTCATTATCAAACTCTTCTTGCGTCATACAAGGTTTAGTTTCTTTTTCAGTCATCCAATCTGGTGGAGTGCTGGCAGAACCGATAGGAGCTAGAGCCATACGGAATCTAATCATGGAACCTGACATACCAGTAGCGATATCACCTTTAGTAGCGTGCTCGGCAATCAGGTTGCCACGACGAATTAATTCCTTAACTACTTCGTCGCGGATATTCATAATTAAGCTGAGAATGTAGAGTCTGCTTCAACTGCAACGTAGTAAACCAAATCACCAGCACCTTTGAATCGAGAGATTTTCTTTGAAGATACGCTGACGTCATATGAGCCAGGAAGCATCTTTAAGTTCTCAACTTTCAAATTAACTTTAAAAGATTTATCAGTAGTACCAACCTTCTCGCTGAAAGAGTTAGCAGTTGTGTTTTTCTTATCACCAACAACGGCAGTGATTGTTGTTCCATCACCAACGATACTCAGGTCATCTGAACGAAGAACAGATGCTGTCTTACGAATCATGTCAAGTTGGTCAGCAGTAAGTTTGAAGTTCACTTCTGCTTCTGGGAATGTGATAGACTTTTGAGGAGCAACCAATACGTCTGCAGAAGCTGCGAAGTATTTAATGCTACGACCATTTTGGCTGATAGTAACGAACTTATCGCCGAATGTCAAATCTGGATCTTCGAAAATTGACATAGCACCCAAGAACTCGTTTAGGTCATAAACACCAAACTCGCTCGGAAATGTTTCTGCCACAGTTGTATCTGCCATCACATTTTTCTGTGACGAGATAGTTGCGATCTTGTTACCTTCCTTCAAAAGAAGATTGCTGTTGATGCCAGCAAAATTTTTGAAGATGGCAACTGTGTCTTTACTAAGTTTCATTATTTCTCCTATCAATTAAAACGCATTACTATGTATAAAAATTATACCCCAAATAGGGGTATTTGTCAAATTTATTTTCCAATCATCAAACCAGTCATATTGCTAGGGACAACGATTGTCTGAACCTTACCATTCTTAATACCCTCAGAGATATTCAATGCAGCTTGAGCATTCATAAAGGCAATAGAACTTGAAGAGTTATTGGCAAGAGCAGCCATACGCTCAGCTTCTTTCTTAGCAGTTTGCACTTCAACTTCTTTTTGCTTGAACTCGTTCTTCGCACGAACAAGAGCATTGGCACTTTCAACGACAGAGTCAGCTGGAACAATGTTACGAATTAACACTTGACCGATTACCAAACTACCATCTAGTTTTTCTTCAGCGAGCGACTTTTGAATTTGCTCACGAATAGCCTGTTCCATAGCCTGACGATTGTCTGCCATATCTAGTGCGTCATACTTACGTGCTTCTTTATAGATTGCATTGCGAGTAGCCTGAACGATGTAATTATACATCAAGTAGATATCGCCCTGATGTTTAGCATGGAACGCTTGACTCTTTTGAGAATACAATTCAGCGACCTGTGCCTGATTGATGTTATAGATAACCACAGCATCAAAGTCTTTCATAGTGCTGTTATCTTTGGCGACAGGAGTCATATCGTCAAGTTTGACATTAACATCTTTAACTGGGAAAGTAAGAACATCGCCAATCAAAATTTGATTGAAAGATCCAGGGAGAAGTTCTCCTGGTTTAACTTGTTTGTCAAACCCCACGCGAACACCAACCTCACCAGTCTCAATACGAGTGCAACCAGTAGCAAAAACAGCCAACATTGCGAGAGCGAGAACACTTTTCTTCATAAAAATTTCCTTAAAATAAAACAACAAGAACAGTCAACAAAACAATAACCAAAATTGAAATACTAAAACTATATGAAACAGTTTTCGCAACTTCCCACTTCTCTTTGTTTGTGAATTTTCTAAACAAATCAATACCTACATAGAAAATAATAAACAAAGAGATAAATGTAACTAACATCTTAATCATTTTTCATCCTTACTGTATTTCACATCATGCTCATAAAGGAACATCAAGCAACACATCGCATGTGCCAGATGCGACAATCCAGTTTCTTGGTCGTTTTGCTCACCCTGTTTCCACTGCCATAGATGTCGTTGTAGGGCATCGAAGTAGCGACGCTTAGAGTCAGGTACAAACTTCCAATTATCTGGTTCATATTTCTGTGCACCAAAGGTCAATACCTTAGCAGTTTCTTCCAATGCTAGTGGCGGTAGCAATCCATATTGTGGTTTACCACCATCAAACTTACGACCACCAGTCGTAGCATTCTGGCTGGCTTTTACTGCATCTCTAGCCTGTTCTTTTGTGAACGAATCAGCAGGAAAAGGTGGGGATTTAATCTTAGGGGTTTTAGTTGTCATATTTTTCTCCAACAGTAATGCGTATAGGCACTCAGAGAATGCCCATACACTTACTGCTTAGCGAGTACGCTGAGCTGTGAATGCAGACGCACCAACAACTGCGTTTACGATAGCAACCATACGCTTGCTTGGAACACCAATACGATACTTAACAGTAGGTGTGCCGTCTGAAAGTTTAGCTGCGTTTGAATATACACAGTAACCCTTCTCACGCAAGTTACGAACTGCTGACGCAGGATGAGCAATACCGAAAGAACCTTTAATCTGTTTTGCAGTCAACTCATTACCAGCTTGCAGGTGAGACAACAACTTTGCTTGCTTAGACATATAATATCTCCATAATATAGCCATCAAAAAATAAAAATCGGGAAGGAGAGATGGCAAACCCCCAACCCGAACAAAAATTAACGATTAAACTTCGATGCCGTTTTCACGAAGAATCTGATTGAAGTCTTCAACATCTTCATCATAGACAGGTGATTCTTCTACGATTTTCTGTAGACGAGACATAGAGTCTTGGTCTTGCGTAGAATGAACCTTCTTAGTCTTGACTACTTTAACAGCTTTAACTTTTGGTTGCTTAACAGAACCCTGTGCGAACGCAGAAAGTTCTGAGTCGCTTGGCCATGGCATTTGATATTGACCACGACCGACACGATTATTACTTTGCAACCAGTTTGGATAACCCAACTTTTCACCAGTAGAACCACGCTCGTCTTTCATTTTGAAGTAAGAAGCATGAATTTGTTTAGCACCAAGAGTTTTTTCTGAACGATATTCAGGGAAAAGTTCAAGAGTACGAACAACGAAAGTCTTTTGTGACTTAGTAAGATCTGCAAATTTCAACATAATATAATTTCCTTCATCAAGTTAACAATAATAATTATACCCGACTTCACATTATTTGTCAAGTATTATTCACAATAACCCTGCAAACTGTAGGGTTAAAACGGAACCTCTTCTGTAGGGGTCTGAACAGGGATTTCTACCTGCGGAACCACCTCTGGTTCTGGATTCGCAACCTTGTCATAAAGGTCTTGGAAAGCCAATTTAGTTGCAGAATCAAAACGATTGCAACATAGTTCAACAGCTTTCTTGCGATCTTTTAAGATTGCA